TTACACCACTTGATACACATTTAATGTCAGCAATTATTGGATTATATTTTGGTGGGAGCTTAGTTAAGAAATAATGAGTAGAGGCACAGGACCTAAAACTAAACGAAAAAAAAGTAATATGAAAGGCATGACCATTAAAGGTGGTCATAAACGCCCTACTAAATCTGGTGCTGGACTTACTAAAAAGGGAGTTGATAAATATAGAAGGCAAAATCCTGGTAGTAAATTACAAACTGCAGTAACAGAAAAAAAACCTACAGGTAAACGAGCAGCAAGAAGAAGAAGTTATTGTGCTAGATCAGCAGGACAAATGAAAAAGTTTCCTAAAGCAGCAAAGAATCCTAACTCAAGATTAAGACAAGCACGTAGAAGGTGGAAATGTTAAATGGCTAAATTATGTGCAAAAGGCAAAGCTGCAGCTAAAAGAAAGTTTGATGTATATCCATCAGCATATGCTAATATGTATGCATCAAAAGTTTGTAAAGGAAAAGTAAAAGTAAAAAGAGGTGGTGCATTAAAAAAATGGGTCAATGAAGAATGGGTAGATATAGGAGCTCCTAAGAAAGATGGTAAGTTTCAACCTTGTGGTAGAAAGAAAGCTAAAGGTTCTAAACGTAAATATCCTAAATGTGTGCCTAAAGCAAAAGCTCAACGTATGACAGCATCACAACGAAAATCAGCAGTACAAAGAAAACGAGCAAAGAAACAAGGTGTAGGTGGTAAGCCTACTAATGTTAAAACATTTGCTGCTAAACATGGTGGTACTCTTTTAGTAGCATCTATGTATGATTAAAAGGTAATATAATGGCAACATCAGGTACATATAATTTTAATTTAGATATAGACGAAGTAATTCAAGAAGCTACTGAGATGATTGGTGGTGAACAAAGTCTTGGACATTTACCACAATCAGCTAGACGATCAATTAATTTAATGTTAAATGATTGGCAAAATAGAGGTGTTTTATTATGGAAAACATATACAACTGCAGTAACAGTTGCAACAAGTGTTACAACATATGATTTAAGTGGTTCTACAACAGATGCTTTACAAATTAATTTACGCAGAGATTCAACAGATATTGAATTACAACGATTATCTTTTGAAGAATATTTAAATGTTCCTAATAAATCACAAACAGGACGACCAACACAATATACAGTTAAAAGAAATTTAGCAAATCCAACAATACATATTTATCCTGTTCCTGATAATTCAACAGATGTTTTACAAATTGAAGGTATACGACAAATAGAAGATGTTAATAAATCTGCAGAACAAAATGCTGATGCACCTGTTAGATTTTTACCAGCATTAACTTGTGGATTAGCTTATTATTTATCTATGAAACGCACAGGAGTTCCAACAGATCGTATAGCTATGTTAAAAGCAAATTATGAAGAAAAATTAATGAGGGCTATGGAAGAAGATAGAGAACGAGCAAGTTTATTTATTAAACCAAAATATAGGTATGTATAATGGCAAGTAATAAAAATGCTAGAGCTATGTGTGATTGCTGTGGTTTTGTATATCCACATAGAATAATGAAATTAAATAGTTATGGAATGTTAATTTGTCCAGGATGTTGGGATGGTGCATATGATTTAAAAAATCATCCACAAAATAAAATAGCAAATGTAAGGGATGATGAGTCAATTAGAAATCCAAGACCTGATACAGGGGGTAGAAACTTAGAATGGCAATTAGCAAATATTACTTGGGAAGATTCATCAGATCCAAATAATAGGAAGTGGGATACAGTATGACAAAATTAGAAGGTAAATTAATTAATTCAACATATAAACAACTTCTTAAAATGGGAGTGTCTACTAATCAAGGTGTTGATGCATCTTTAACAAATGTACAAACAGGAGATGGTACTAATACTGCAATTAAAATAGCAACAAGTGCTATGAAAGTTGCAGGTACTTTTGGTGTAGAAAGTAATGCATCTGTTTCAGGTGATTTACAAGTTACCGATAAAGTTTGTGCTTCAGGATATTATGGAGATGGTTCTAACTTAACAGGTGTTACCATGTCTATTGGTGGTGATATATCTGTATCAAGTATTTATGTGGGTGGTACAGCAACTATTGCAGGTGCTGCATCTATTGGAGGAGCATTAAGTGTAGGAGGTGCAGCACATTTTGCATCTACTGCTACAGTAAGTGGAGCTTTTCATGCAGCAGGTGCTGGTAGTTTTGCAAGTACTGTTACAATTCAAGGAGCTACTCATTTACAATCAACAGCATCTATAGCAGGTGCAACATCTATTGGTGGTGCTGTTAATTTATTAAGTACTGCTACAGTTTCAGGAGCTGCAGGATTTTTAGGAACTGTTAGAGTTTCTGGAGCAACTTCATTAGAAGCAGGTGTTGTTATAAAAGGTAAAGCGGAATTTGATGATGATGTCTGCGTATCAGGTGATACTGTTTTAGTAGGCAATTTAGCAGTTGGTGGTACTGCTACAGTCGTAGGTAATGCTTCAGTAGGAGGTACATTATCCGTAGGGGGTGCTGTACATTTAGGATCTACTTTAACAGTAGCAGGTAATACAACTCTTACAGGAACATTAGGAGTTGGTGGAGCTGTTAATTTAGCATCCACTCTTACAGTTGCTGGTAATACTACATTAACAGGTACACTTGGTGTAGGTGGAGCTGCTAACTTTGCAAGTACTGCAACAGTAGAAGGTGCTACACATTTACAAAGTACAGTATCAGTTGGAGGTGCTGCAACATTTGCAAGTACAGCAACTGTATCAGGAGATGCAACATTTAAAACAAATGTTTCTGTTTCAGGTAATATGAATATTGGTGGTACAGCTACAGTAGCAGGTAATGCTTCTGTTGGTGGTACTTTATCAGTAGGTGGAGCAACACATCTTGCTTCAACTTTAACAGTTGCAGGTAATACAACTTTAACAGGAACACTTAATGTAGGTGGAGCTGTAAATTTAGCTAGTACATTAACAGTAACGAGTAACGTATCTATTGGAGGTACTTCAAATATAACAGGTAAGGCAGAGTTTGAAGATGATGTTTCTGTGTCAGGTAATGTAAATATTGGAGGTACTGTAACAATCGCTGGAGCTAATGTTCAAGCTGCTAATGCTAAAGTATGTGCATCAGCTTTCTATGGTGATGGATCTAACTTAACAGGTATAACTGCTTCAATAGAAGGAAATATATCAGTTAATAATGCAACTGTTGGTGGTACATTATATGTAGGTAGTACTCTTACAGTTGTAGGTAATGCTACTTATGATGGTGATGTATCAGTTTCTGGTGATGTAAATATAGGAGGTCATACTACAATAGCAGGTGCTGTAAGTATGGGAAGTACATTAGATGTAGCAGGTAATACATCAATAGGTGGAACAGCTAATATAACAGGTAAAGCAGAATTTGAAGATGACGTATCAGTAAGTGGTAATGTTGTTATAGGAGGTACTACTACAATAACAGGAGCTGTATCTTTAGGAAGTACACTTGATGTAGCAGGAAATGTATCTGTATCAGGTGATTTAAACATAGGTGGACATGCTACTGTAGCAGGTGCAGTTCAATTAGGTTCTACATTAAGTGTTGCAGGAGCAGTACATTTACAAGATGCAGTAAGTATAGCAAGTACATTAGTTGTCGGAGCTAAAGCAGACTTTGATGATGATGTATGTGTTTCAGGTAATACAGCTCTTATAGGAAATTTAACTGTAGGTGGAACAGTAACTATAACAGGTAATACAACTATAACTGGTAATCTAGGAGTAGGTGGTACATTTAGAGTATCAACGAATACTTCATTAGAAGGAACATTAGTTGTTGGTGGTAAAGCCGAATTTGATGGAGATGTTTGTGTAAGTGGTAATACACAATTAGTAGGTACATTAAAAACAACAGGTGCTACAACAATAACTGGTAACTCTGGTTTCTTAGGAACAGTAAGAGTTTCAGGTAATACAAGTTTAGAAGGTCAATTACAATTAACAAAAAGTGCAGCAGCAGTTGTATGTGCAACAGCTATTAATGGTGTAACATCTGTATCATTAAACTTTGGTGCATGTCAAAATTTCTTTACATCAGTTACTGCAGCTCATACTTTAGCTCAACCTATTGGTTGTAGAACAGGGCAAACAGGAAGTATTTTTTTAATGCAAGATGGAGGTAGTGGTACAATGGCTTATCATGCAGACTTTAAATTTATAGGTGGTACAGATCCAACCATGTCAACAGCAGATAATGCAGTAGACAGATTAGATTATATAGTAGTTTCTGCTTCAAGTGATGGAGTAGGTGGAGATATTCAAATGATAATTTCACAGGCGTATGCATAATGGGTGTATTTCAAAATCATTTAATGGGAGCTGCAGCAGGAGCAAGTGCAGGTGCAGCTGATTTCTATGACTACCAAATAGCTAATTCCTATAGATCTATGGCAG